AATGGGGCCAATATTCCCATCCCGTTTGCCTGATTTCCAGCTCGATGCCGGGGCGGGGTGGAACCGCCCCCCATTGGAAGACGCCGCTGCCGGTGTCAAAGGTCCAGTCCGGCTGCAGCCACTCGACGATGTCGTAATGGCAGGAGAGCAGCACGGCCTGGCCCTGTGTGCGCCGCCAGGCCTTGGCGAACGCCAGCGCACCGATTTTCGCGATCTGGCGATCCACCACGCTGGTGAATTCGTCCACGACGATCCGCTCGGGGGCCTCGCTCACTATCCTGGCTAGCTCGGCGCGGAACTTCTCCCCCGTGGAGAGCACGTGGTGGGGACGGAGCCAGCTTGGAACCGTGCCGAGCCCGACGGCGGCGAGTGCCCCGGTGACGGCCCGCCAGTCCCCGTCCGGGGCTATGGCGTCCACTATGGGCGCGTTGTGCGGCCAGCCGCCCGGCTCATGGAAGGTGAAACCGGCCTTGGTCAGCTCCTCGCCGATGGAGGATTTGCCGGAGCCGGAGGGGCCGGTGACGAGCCCTATGGACCAGGGGCGGCCCTCAATGGGCAGGTCCGCCTGAAGGCGGAAGGTGGTTGCGTCCTCGACGTTGAACAGGGATTTGACCAGGGCGGAGCGGTAGCTCCCGGAATCGGGGCAGGTGCGGTTGACATTGATGATCATACGCGCACCGTCCTGGCCTTGTAGCCCTTTCTGATCAGTTGGTCATACACCTTGCGGTGTTCCTCCTCGTCTTTGCAGACGACGATGACCCCGAACTGTTCCTTGTACTTGAACCCGTTCGTTGTGGGAGCTTCGGGCGGAAGCTCAGGAAGCCTTTTCGTCATGGGTTTCCTCACGTGTGGCTCGCTGGCCTTCTAGCTTGGGGCTCTGGGCCCTCACGTGATTTATCGCCCCGCAGCGGGGGCATTTGATGGTCAGGTCGAGCGCCTGGCCACGGGCTAGAAGTTTGTTGCAGTTACCGCATCTGATATCCTCTTGCATATCCTGGTTGTTGGTTGCGCCTTGGCCTGCTACATCTCCCTTACCCCTGATCAGGGCCCAGGGAGCAGCTGGCTTTGGCCGGTGGACCGGCGGTGCAACGCCGGGCCAGTAAGGGCGGTGCTACGCCCTTGCCTGCTCCACTCTACTTGCGAAGGGGCCGGTTCTCCGGCCCCTTTCACAGCTGGGGCTATCCCGCCACCGGCTGGTCCACAGCCCGTTGGCCCACCATCTCCACATACGCCTCCACCTCGGCCAAGCTGGCCGGGCAGCGCAGCAGCTTGTGGTGCGCGGCCACGTTGCGGGCGGGCAGGGTCTCGCCCGTGGCCGGGTCAATGGTCTCCGGCTCGCGATACGCTGGCACGCGGACCAACACGCTCGGAAACGCGCTCGGATGCAGCCCCGGGTGCGCGGCCTGATACGCGGCTACGCCCTTTACATCTGTGTACCACTCAATGATCGTATGATCGGCCTCAGGCAGTCCTGCAACAAAATCGCGACTCTGTGCATCCTGCCGATTGTGCAAAATAGTATATCCCATGTCTCTCTCCTTATCTCGGATCAATCTTAACCGGCCCGACCACCGCGCCGGCGCCGCCCGCGCCGCCTGGCTTGGAGTTGGCGGTCGCTATGGCGGCCTCGCCGCCGTTAGCCGTGATGGAGCCCGTATAGGCGTTGTCCCGGGCAAACATCGTCAGGACCACGCCGCCACCAGACGAGCCGCCAGACGAGTAGCCGCCGATACCGCCGCGCACGCCGTCCGCACTGAGTGTGCCCGCTCCGGCAATGGCCCCGCCAACGACCAGCATCAGCAGCCCGCCTGTGCCGTCATTGGCAGGTGTGACCCCTCCGGCCCCGGCCGGGTTGCCCGCGCCGCCACCCGGGGTATACCCTCCGGCCGCGTCACCCCCCGGGCCACCATAATTATCTGCATCTGCCGTAGATACGTCGTGCCCGCCACCGGAGCCGCTACCGCCGCTCCAGCACGTGCCATCGCCACCGTCACCGCTGTACTGTGAGCTGGATGAGTGGGCCCCGGACCCGCCTCCACCGGTACCGCCCAGGCTGGTCCCGCCGACATTGCCCTGGCCGCCCGCATCGCCGCCGCTGCTCACCCCGGCCCCGCCCGCCCCGCCCACGCGCGGGATGCGGACCACGATGCCCCGGCCATCCACCACAGGCTGATTGGCCTCGCTGGTCACGGCATCCAAGCCGCAGCCGTGCATCAGGTCCGTGGCCAGGTCCGTATCGGTCAACCCCCTGGCCAACCGCCGGATCGTGATGCCGCTCTCGGGTACGGCGTGCCCGTCGCCCGGGGCCACGGGCGTGTCAGCGGTCACGGCCGCATCCGCCGGGTTGGCATGGCAGCCCCGCGCGGTCATGGTCAGGGTGCCGTTGATCACGGCGTCCCGCTGGGTGTAGACCAGCAGGCCCCGGCACCGCTGCGAGGTGGTCAGGGTCATGCCCGCCTCGATGTGCAGGCTCCGGCAGTGGAGCACCACCATGTCGCCGTCCTCCACGGACGGCACCAGGACCACGTTGCCCTCGCGGGTCCAGCCGGTGATGGCCGTCCACGTCTGGCCGCTGTCCTGGCTAGCCTCGGCCCCGCCCGCGTCCGTGATGCGCACGTCGCCGAGACTCCCGTCGCCGAACCAGTTGCGCGGGCCGCCAGACCCCATGAAAACGAAGGGCTGCACAAACGGGGCACCCATTACGACACCGCCTTGAAGTCCTGAGCCCCCACCACGCGGATGGTCCCCGCGTCGCCGGAAAGGGTGTACACGTCCACGCCCCAGGCATCGGCGGTGACCTCGGCTGCCGACCCGCCGGGCCAGAGCCAGCCAGCGGGCCAGGCCACCGTGCGTCCGCCCGTGGCGTCCTGCACAATGGTCAGCTCGTAGTGCTCATTGGCGGCGTTCTGGAGCGTGATGGCGGTCACGTTTTCGGTGAGTGTGAGTTTGGCCTTGGGGGCGGCCCCCGCGTCCCAGGTCACGGTCCCGGCGTTGATGGCCAACGCGGCAGGTGCGCCGTAGGTCTGGACCTTATCCCAGGCGTTGGCCGAGGCCAGCAGCGCGGCGATGCGGGCGGCCAGGGCCGCCGGGGTCACGGCTCGGAGCGCATCCGTGCCGGTGATGGCCTCGGTATTGGTGGCCAGCTCGATGACGCCCGCAAGGGTCGTGGTGGCCGGGCCGGGCATCTGCCCCTCCAGGCCCGCGATCAGCCCTTGCAAAAAGGCATGGGCCTGCTCGTCCTGGTCGTGCTCGTCGATCTTTTCCACCACGTGCTTCTGGCTGGCCAACACCTTGGTGGTGTCCACGGTCAAGCTCAGAGTGGCGGCGTTGGCGAACTTGACCGGGGCGGTGATGACCAGCTCGACCTTGTCCGGGGATTCCGGGGCGGGCTTCCAGAGTTGCGGGTGCGCGCCCACAGCCAGCAGCACGTCGTCCGCGTAAATGGCCACTTCGCGGATGCACCAGCCGCCCACGCTGATGGGCACATGGGCCACGAATTCCACCTCGCCGGAAGCAGCCACGGTGATTTCCTGGAGTTCGCCGCGCCAGGTTTCGCGTACAAGCGCAGTAGAATCAGACGTATGGGCCACGGCCTGGCCGCCGCCGTCACCTGCGGCCATGTGCGTGGCCTGAAGCTTCACGCCTGTGGCGTCGGCTTGCGCGTACGCGGCCAGTCCGGCCTGGGTCAGTATCAGGGACATGAATCTCCTCCTTGCTAGATGCGGGTGCGGGCCACGGTATGGGCGTAGCCGCCACCGTAGACCGTGCCGATAATGTTCAGCGTGGTGGCCCGTTCCGGCATGAGCCGGACCCGAACCGTGGAATAGATGATGCCGCCCGCGCGGACGCCACCGGGCACGCCGCTTGTGGCGCGGATGCCCGCCAGCAGGGACCGGGCAGGCTTGGTTTCGTTGGCTACCTGGGCAATGGTGGCATAATCTCCGGCAGCCAACCCGGAATCAGTGACAGGCACGGACGGCATGAATTCGGCCCAGCGGTCCGGATCATCCTCCCGCACGTTGCGCATGGTCACGCCCGGATACCCCAGAGCCGCAAAGATACGCGGCATGCCGAGCTGCCCCCCGCCCAGCCGATGCCAGGCATAGGCCCGCAAACAGCGGCGGGCGTATTGCGCGTCTGTCTCCATCTTGTGGCGCGTCAGCCCCCGGCTCTCCGCATGGGCTGGGGTCAGATCCATTTCGCAGGTTTCGGGGTTGAACTGGTTGCGCAGGTGGATAATATCCGTGCGCACTTCGTCCAGGCTACGGGCCAGCCCCTCCACCAGCACGGCCAGCGGACCGGGCCTGTGCGCCAGGGGCCAGCGCAGGGTCTTAAAGAAATAGTCGCTGAAGATGCCCATACGCCCTATGCCTCGTCCGCCTCGGTGGCGGTCAGGTCCAGGCCCGCGAGCACGGCTAGCCCATGCTCCGGCACGGCCACGTCCTGGGCCGGTCCGATCCAATCCACACGCTTGACCCCGCTTGCAGCCATGACCACGGCGGTGAGCCGGTCGAGGGGCAAATCCTCGCCGATCTGCAAAGGGACCACGCCCGGCACCGTGGACGGATCCGTGAACATGGCCCGCAGACGCTGTTCCGCTTCGGCCAGGGCCGTGGCCGCATGTGCGCCAGGTTTGAGGATCAACCCGCCGGAAATGATAACCTCCACGGCCTGGGGACCGCGCACCTGCCAGTCGTCATTCACGGGCGGGCCGGATTCCACCCCGTCCGCCGAGGCGGCCGAGGCCACGGACGCACGCACCGCGTCCAGCAGGGTCTCGGTGGGCAGGCCCGCCGCGCCCTTGACGATTACGTCCACGGTTCCCTGTCCGCGCGGGTGCTGATCCAGCACCTTGACGGCCACGCAGCCGGTCACGGCCAAGGCCCAGGACTGATAGGCGTATTTTGTCATGCCGTTGTTGCCGAGCCAGCGCAGGAAATACCGCTCGCGCAATTTTTCCAGAGGTTCCAGGTCCGAAGCCTCGCTCGTGAGCCAATTTGCATCGTTGCCCACCGCATCCACGCCCGGCACAGGCGTGACCAGCTCCGTGATCTGGCCAGGGGTGACGTTGGCAGCCGCCCCGTAGGACTCGGACTGTACGGGGACGGCCACTTCGTTCTTGCCGTTTGGGATCACCGCGTCCGCAGTGGTCACAAAACGCTGCACCTCGCCGTTGCCGTCCGGCAGGGTTTTGAGGATGCGTCCGGCCTTGATGGGCAGATTGCCGGAATCCGCACCCCTGGCAAACCGGACCCGGCCTTCGGCCTTGGTGGCCTGCTTGCGCGGGGCTTCCACCTGCTCGGCGTGCCACTCCATCCACTGCTCGTCCGTGGCCGTGGCAGGGGCGGCCTGCTGAAACACCGCAGCCAGGAGCTGGTAGAGCTGGTACAATCCCCAGCAGTAGAGTTCGAGCAGCCCGCGCACCACGCCCTTGTTCAGATTCAGCCGGGCCGGGAGCCAGCCTTTGGCCGCGTATTCCTCCTGCACGTCCTCCACATGACCGAAGACCATGCTGCGGATTTCGTCGAGGGTCTTAGATAACTGCGGGGTCGGCATCCTGGATCACCATTTCCTTTTTGGATGTATCAACCGTAATGATGAGATTGCGTTCGTGGTCCGTGTCCATAAATCGGAAGGAAGCTTCAGCGCGCATGGACAGTTCGTTCCAGTCCGTGACCGCGCAGGCCACGCTGCCGGGAACCACGCGAGGGTCTTCGCCGATGCGGCGTTTGACCTCGGCGGCAAAGCCGATGCGGGCCAGCTCGGTGTTTTCGTCGTGCAGCCAGTCCGGGAGCGTGGAGCCGTAGTCCTGGTCATAAAACAAGGTGCCGAGATAGGTTGACAAACGCAGCCGGATGTCCTGTATTCCCGTATCGGTAGCGGAACAGAGGACCAGCTCACCGTTGGCGGCGATGCGGGGGGCCAGGGACGCGTCCAGGGCGATGTCAGTGCCGAAGATGTCAGTCATGCTGCGGCCTCCGGCGGCGCAAGAACCTTTTTGGCAAGCGGGAAGAATTGTTCATATCTCGCCTCCGCTGCGGCTCCCGGCATGACAGTTGCCCGCAATGGTCGCGTCGCCCGTGACCTCCAGGGACGTGCATTTAATCGGACCGGTCAGGGTGTAGCTTCCCTGCTGGGCTGTGTGCGCCTGGCAGGTGACGCTGCCGATGGTCCCGTTCGGCCCGGAGGCCTGGACATTGCCCTCCTGGATGATCAACGGAGCCTTGATGGTCCAGACGCCGCCGATGGTTTCGGTCTTGTTCCCGCCGATGGTGCTCACACGGTTGGCGGGCGTGACTTCGATGAGATTTTTGTGCGCGTCGATCTTGATGTAGGTGCCGTCGCTGTGCTGGATGATCAACGCGCCCACCTCGCAGGCGGGCGCACCATTCCCGGCCCAGCGGAAATTGGAAATGCGCGGGTGGTTGGGGTCGCCGTCGTAGTACTCCAGGTCGCACAGGGTGCCGACCGCAGGCGGGCAGACCACGCCGCGATCCGGCCCGCCCCAGAGCACGGGGATCTCCACGCGCGGTATCATAGGCTCGTTCTCATCCACGCTCTCGTCGTTGCGGAGCGGCTGGACATCCGCCCAATAGCGCCCGTCCTCGGACGGATACGTGGCCACCACGCGGGCCTTGCGCAGCACGCGGTAATAGGCGCGCAAATCGGGCATGGCGAGTTCCACGGCGCGTTTCAGCAGTGTTTTCAAATCAGTTGCCATGTTCCCTCCCATATTCAATGAACGTGCGCATGCGCTGCTCTTCGATTTCGTGCCGGACCGTGAGCGCGCGGATCTGCGCGTCCAGACCTTGGCGGGTGTCCACCAGGTGCACGGCGCGCGAGTGCGTCAGGCCGGGCAGGAGAAAGGTTTCCACCGAATTTAGCCCCGTTCCGGACGCAGCGGGCAGATGGCGGATCAGGTTTTCGCCCGTGGCGATGACCGGCACGTCGCCCGGTTCGTCAAAGTCACCCAAAAACAGCGCGGGCTGGCCGTTCTCAGTGCCCAGCCAGAGGGCCGTAGCGCGCATGTCGTGGCCGAAGGACCGGGCCAGGGTGTGCAGCAGTTGCCGCACCGCCTGCCAGACCGGGATGTTCGCCACGGGAAAGCGGGCAAGGGGTTCGTCCGGGATGGTGATGCCGGGCGCAGTGGCCACGGCCAGGCTCGTGTGCTGGAGCAGATGCCGGGCAATGGCCCGCGCGGATTCATCCGCGTAGCACTCCCGCACGGTTGTACGCACCAGGGCCAGGTCCGGGCCGTCCGCCAGCAGGCAGAGCTGGTCGCGGCTCACGCGGCGCATGCCCTGCACCGTGCCGGTCCAGGTGGCGCTTTGCCCGCCCCGGTAGCCGTATTCCACGGTCACGGTTGCGCCGTCAGCCACTTGGCTGCGAAGCGTGCCGTCCGGGTCCGGGGCATGGATTTCCGCCTTAGCCACGGGCGCGTGCCGCCGGGAGACCAGCTCCAGGCGCGGGCAGCGCCGCACTTCCAGGTTCCCGACGCGCACGTACAGGCGCACCCCGGCAATGGCGTTCGCGCTCATCGGCTGCGCTCCCCAATGGCCGGGTCCAGGCCCGGGGCATAGACCCGGTTGGCTGCGTCGTGCGCCGCACCCACCACCTGTTCCAGCCGGATCACGGGCGGGCGGTGCTCGGTAAAATGCAGGGTGGCCAGGATCACATCGTCCCGGTCAGACTCCGAGGAATCCAGCCCGGCAAAGACCACCCGCTCAATGCCGCGCGCCGTTAGGTGGGCGTTGGCCACGTCGAGCACGCGGGGATTGGCGCCATTGTCGTGGCCCCGGAAGAGTCCGTCCAACTCGGCCAGCTTGTCGTAGCATGTGCCGCGCTCATCCGTGAGCAGCTCCACGCCGAGGGACACGGCGCAGTCTTCCCAGCCCATGGGTGTCTTGGCCTTGCCGGACAGCCCGTCCGGTTCGGATTCGTCGAACCGCACCTTGCCACCCACGCGCAGCGTGCGCAGGATGCCCGGCACGGTATGGGAACCAAGCCGCACCTCGCCGTGCGCAAAATTCAGCAACCCATCCATCATGTTTGCCCTCCCCAATCCGCTGATCCGTCATGCTGGGCCACGAGCCGTTCCAGTTCGGACAGCAGGCCGTCCGCGTCCTGCACACCGGAAAGATGCACGGTCAGGCCGTGGATGGTGATGTTGCGGCCTGGGGCAGTCGGCGCAGGGCCGGATTCGGTTCTCGCCGCGAGCGTGGCGGGTGGTTCGGGCGCGGGCAGGTCCGGCGGCGTGACGGCCATGTTTGCGGCAACGCCTACCCCGGACAAGGCGCTGACCGCTGCTGCATGCAGCTGGGGCGCAGCCGCTTTGATGCCCGCGCCAATGGTTTCCAGCATACGCGTGCCGGACAGGGTCAGGCTGGAGAGCGGGCCTTCCTTGGCGTCCGAGAACGGCAGCAGCTGGCGCAGCTTGTTCAGCCCGGCCTTGACCGCCTCGTACGGGGCCGTGACCACGGACTTGATGCCGCCCACGAACGTCTGGATCAGCTTGCGGCCCGACTCGGCCAGATCAATATTGAAAAGGTTTTTCAGCCCGTCCCAAAAACGGGTCACAGCGTTGTAGGCATCCGTGAAATAATAGGCGAACACGCCCACCACGCCCACGCCCGTGAGGATGGAAAAAAAGTCCACCACCCCGGACCAGAGCCGGGTCATGGCTTGCCAGACCGCATCCAGCACCTCGCGCACGGGTTCGCAGTTGTTGTACAGGGCCACGATGCCCGCCACGAGCGCCACAATGGCCCCAATGACCAGCCCTACGGGGTTGGCGAGGATCACGGCATTGAGCGCGGCCCAGGCGGTTGTGGCCGCCCAGACCACCAGGGACATGCCGCTGACCGCCAGCACCACGGCCCCGGCAATGGACACCAGCCCAAGCAAAAATTTGCCCACTGGATGCCCGGCCAGGGCGTCCAGCCCGCGCACTACGGCAGTGGCCGCCTGGGTGATGCCGCGCAAGGCCGGAAGAAAAACCGAGCCAATGGTGATTTGCAGGGATTCGAACGCGCTGCCCAGGGCCTTCTGGTCGCCGCGCAGGGTGTCGTTTTGCCGGGCCGCGATTTCCGCAGCGGTTCCGGCGGCCTCCAGCTGTTTGGCGTATTCCGTGATGCCGCCCGCCCCGGCCTGATCGAACAGGGCCAGCACCGAACTCATGGCCTCCGTGCCGAACACGGTCTTGGCGGCGGCCATTTTTTGGGCGCTGCCCAAGCCGTCCATGGCCTCGGCCATTTCCGCCAGAATGGTGATGGGGCTGCGCAGATTGCCTGCCGCGTCCTGGGTTTGCACGCCCAGGGCCGCCATGGCCTTGGCTGCTTCGGAGGACGGAGCGGCCAGGCCGTTGAGCATGGCGCGCAGGGCCGTGCCTGCCTGACTGCCCTTGATGCCCACGTTGCCGAGCAGCCCGGCCATGGCAGCGGTCTGCTCCAGGGAAACCCCGGCTTTTTCCGCCACCGGAGCCACGTATTTCATGGTTTCGCCCAGCAGTTCTAGGGAGGTGTTGGACGAGGTGAACGCGGCGGTGAGCGTATCGGCAACGCGCGGCATTTGCGCGGCCTGCATGTTGAAGGCGGAGAGGATATCGGAACTGATGTCCGCTGCCCGGCCCAGGTCGGTGGCCCCGGCGCTCGCCATGTTCAGCACGGCAGGCAGCCCCGCAATGTTTTCCTGCACGGAGAAACCCGCCATGGCCAGGTACTTCTGGCCTTCGGCCACCTGCATGGCGGACCAGGCCGTGGTGGACCCCAGCTCGCGGGCCGCATCGGACAGGCGGCGCATGTCTTCGGGGGTGGCCCGGGAGACCGCGCCCACACCGGCCATGGCGGATTCAAAGTCCGCTGCCGTCCCAACGCAGGGCGCCAGCGAGGCAAAAAACACCCCAGCGGCAAGGGCCACCGGAGCCAGGGACTTGGCCAGGCCCAGGGCGCGGCTGGAGAGGGAGGACGCGGCCTGGCCGGTCGTGCCCATCTGCCCGCTGATGCGCCGGAGCGGTGCGGTGATCATGTCCACCAGCGACATGGTGGCAAGGACGTTGAAGACTTCCATGCGGCCAGATTAGCCGCGCGGGAGGGGATTGTCGGGAAACTGTGCGAGGGGTGCTTGATAATTACAGCATGTTAGGGCAGTGTATAAATTAACATACTAGATATAGGGTATTTCTATGCTGGATAAGACGTTTGCACGTATGCTGGAGTTTTTTCTCGACAGAAGAAAATCCAAAAAAGAGCATGATGTTGCTGTATTCAAACTGTTGGACGCAATCGCGAGCGAATCTTGTATTGAGAAAGCATACGACTCAACGACAGGAGCATACTGGCTTGGCGAAGAGCGGTACAAGATTAGAGAGATGATGGAGGAATCAAGAAAAGAGGGAAACCAGTTTTTCGACAAAAAAATAAATAGTCTGCTGCTGGAATTTTGTAGTGCCGCCAATAAGCTCTTTATGTTCTATGCTGCTGAAGGACTTCCAAAGTTCGGAGATTCAAGCAAGCAAACCGTGTTATACAAAAATATGGATAGTCCTCCACCTGAAAGAGATTTTGTGAATGAATCAAAACGATTTCACACTGAGATTCATCCAAAAAACGAACGATTGAGCAACTCTTTTAAATCGGCATACGCAGATTATAGAAAACACATAAGGCAAAAGTACCACTTATAATACTTTAGTATTTATGACACATTGGCAAGAAGCCATGTCTTGCTTAGATTTTATTTGAGATGTGACCTCTCTTCTCCAACCACAACGCCTGCGCAGCCTGCCGGGCGAACTCCTCAACGCAAGGGGACGGTTCCTGGTGCAGCCAGTGGCGGATCAGCGCCGCGTACTGCCCCAGGCCGTCCCCTTCGAGTTCCTGCAGGCTGCGCTGGATCAGTTTCCCAGGTCACCGAACCCGCACGAACCCATGAGCGCGCCGCCGAACGTCGAGGCCAGTCCGGGATATTCGTCCAGGGCGCTTTGCAGCGCGGCCTTGTCGTCCGGGTGTACGGTCTCCAAAATCAGGTTGCGGAAGGCCTGCCCCGCGTTCTTCAGCGCGGTTTTTTGCACGCGGCTGGCCTGGGGCGTGTTCGGCCGCTTGAACCGGAAGGCCAGTTCCACGTCCGTGCCGCCATTGGTGAAGCGGTCCAGAAAGCTATGTTTCAGTTCCACATATGCGTCTGCATTTTTTTCGCTCATGATCTTTTTTCCTTTTGAGGCTGATCGGTTTCTCATGTTGGGTGAACAGACCGCTGCAATCCGCTACAATGCGGGCCGCCCGTTCCATTTGATGGGGGCCAGACAGGTGAGGTCGAGCTTGACGCTCCCGGCGTTGTCGTCGTCCTGGCTTGCGCCGGAATCCTGCTTGGTAATCTTGACCTGGGGCAGGGTATCCGTGACCGTGGGCAGGCCGTCGTCCCCGTAGCTGACCACGATGACGAACGGGTCGCCCTTGTAGACCGAGCCGCCCAGGGATTCCTGGAGCGTCTGAAATTCGTCCCGGTCCAGCTCCATGCTGCCGCTGGCCTTGTAATTTTTGCGCCCATACCCGCGCGGCAGGCTGCCCTTGCCGTGGCGCGGCTCCACGCCGCGCTCATCGTTGTAGCTGATGCTGGTCGCGCCCACGGCCACGCCGCCGGGCAATTGGATGGTCACGCTTTCCCAGTCGTACAATCTGCCGTTCACGGACATTTTATTCCTCCCCCACCCAACCGCGTTCCTCGGCAAAAAGCATACCCAGGGCCGTCAGCCGGTAATATTGTTTGCGGTAGCGGTTCAGGTGTCCCATTTCCAATCCAAAGCTCAAGGCGGCCTCAAGCCCGTCTGCCTCCGCAACCGCGCAAAGGTCTGTGCGGTCAAAATAGGTTTTGGGATTGCTGACACGTTGCTGGTACAAAAAACGGTACACAGCGCGGCGCGATGCCTCGGTACGGTTTATTTCTTTTTGCATTAGTTTCCCTCCGTTTGTTCCATGCGCGGGTCAAAGCCGGATCCGGCGTAAATGTAGCGGGTGAAGAGCTTGATCTTGCGGATGATGGGAATGCCAATGAGGTCCAGCTCCACTCCCACGCCGTTGTTCACGACATCCTGGCCGGGCGGGATCGTGACGATGCGGTCCGCCAGTTCGCGCGGCCTGGCCCGGGTCATGGTGTCCAGGGCGTTTTCAATGTCCGCCTTGAGCGCTTCCAGGCCCGTGCCCCCGCCCTCGCGCACGGGGTCGCCTGCTTCGTCGTACATGCCCTTGAGCGCGGCGATGCGCGCCAGGCGCACGGCCTTGAACACGGTGCGCAGCACCTCCTCATAGCGGAAGTCGCTGGTAGCTTCGGCCAGGGTGCGGGAATCGCCCCAATAGGGCGAAGTCAGGCCCGCGTAGTTCTTGGCCGTGACCGCTCCGGCAGCCTCCAACACGGGCTGCACATCGGCCCAGCCCCGGGGCAAGGTACCCTGGCTGACGCCGCCGTCGCGCACGCGGCCCGTGGCGCGCTGCACCGGGACGGACAGCACGCGCCCCGCCTGGAGTCCGGCCCAATTGCGCCGGACGCGGCGGCCCGTGGACTCGGCCACCTCGCCGAAGGTGACGACATTTTGCACAAAGCGGTGGCTGTATCCGTCGCGTTCGGCCTTCCACGCGGCGGCCCAGTCGCTTAGATCCTCGCCGTCGTGGGGCAGGCGGAATTCGGTTTTGAAGTAGGTGGGCCGGTGCGCGTTCCACAGTTCGTCCGCCTTGGCCCCGCAAGCCGCCCAATCCACGGAATCGGTGGGACCGACCACGTAAACGAATTCGGGGTCGTACAGCTCCAGAGGCGTTTGCAGCGCGGTCATGACCCCGGAAATGGTGGGAATTGGCGCGGCCAGACGCACGACGTATTCCGTACCCAGGCTCATGTCCTGGTCCGGCACGGTGAGCTGAACGCCCGCGCCCGGAACCGGAATCGCGCCGTCGAGCGGCAGGGTACGGACCATGCCGAAGGTGTCGCCGCCGTCCGTGGAAAGCTGATAGGTGCCGACATTGCGCCCGCCCGCCGCCGTGATGCGCAGGACCACCTCGGCAGCGGCCAGAACAGTTCCGGTCACGTCAATGGCCGGGCCGGACCCGACTTGCGATACCGGACCAATGGGACCGCGCACGATGACGGCATAGCGGTCACCGGAAACATGCGTTCCCTCGGCCAGGGTCAGGATGGCGCCGGACGCGCCCAGGGTGACCTGTCCATTGGCCGGGGTGGCCGTGGCGTTTTCCCAGGTCGCGCCCCCGTCCAGGCTGAGCTTGTAGGTGGCGGTGCCGAGCTGTCCGGCCGTGGCGATTTCCAGCACAGCGTCGGCATTGGCCGCGCCCAGGCCCGAGACGGTCGCTTCCGGTCCGGGTTCAGCCCCGGCGCTGGTGTGCTGGACCGCGCCGATGTATCCGCCGGGCAGGCCCGGTACGGGCACGGCAATGACCACCGGCTCCTGTCCGCCTGTGGCAAAGAGATCCCGCAGCCGGTCCACCAGGGGACCGACGCCGAGCAGCGCGTTCAGGTCGCTGCTTTTGCCGAGCAGGTAGCCCTTGCCCACGGTCCCGGCCGAGCAGACCCCGGCCACAAGGGCCGTACCGGACACGCTGCCCGGAGCCAGCCCGCTGCTGCCGTCGATGAGATATTCAATGACATCGTTCATGTTCGCGCCTCCTTACAGGCGTCCGCCGCCCTGAGGACGGTTCCGAAGTTGGTCCAGGGCCGCAGTGAATTCGGCCTCGGACACCTGCTTCCCCTCGGCCCAGCGTGCGGCCCGGCGCAGGGCGGCCAGCTCCCAGGCGGGCAGGTCAGCGGCCAGCGCTTCCACGGGCCAGGTCTTCGGGGTGTCGGGCTTGGTTTTACTCTTGGCCATGGTTTTCCTCCCTGTAGGCGGGGTTGATGTTCACGTCGCGGATGAGCGGAATGTCCAGATCTCGCGTGGTCCGGCCCGTGAACGTGATGTGAAATGTTTTGGACCGCTTGACGAACACCTCCACCAGACGGCCCGTGAATCCGCCGTACTCGGCTTTGTCCACGCGCACGGCCACGGTGTTGCCTTCCCCGTCCACGACGTTTTTGGGCAAGGCCCGCACAAAGGCGCGGGAAAACGCCCGGAGCCAGGCCTCGTCGTCGGCGCGGATCGCGGCCCGCACCGGCAGGCGGACGGCGTACTTTTCGCGGGTCAGGGTGCGGTGGGTCTGCTCCTTGCCGACCGTGGCCCGCTTGCGGACCGGGCGGCCTGTGCGCTGGTACTGTTCGGGCAGGTAGGAAATTTCCATGCGCCGCGCAGGCAGGGTCGGGCCGTCCTTGGCTGGAATGTGCAGGACCGCGCCCTCGGGCAGGCCAGCGGCCACGGCAGCACCCCGCAGGACGGCAAGGGCCAGGGTTCTCATTTCGCCCCCAGGAGCGTGGCCATGGTCCCGGCCAAAATAGCCCGGGCCTCCTGAATATCCGCCCCGGAAATACCCAGATAGGGGCGCGGCGGAAGCGTCACGCTGTGGCCGCGCCCGGCCTTGCCGCCGAGCTGATGGATGCGCGCGTACACCAGATTGCTGCCCACGGACACGCTATCCGGGCCGACTTCGTAGCCGATGGACCCGCGCAAGCGGCCCGTATCCACCAGGGTTTTACCGTCTTCCTTTTCCGCCCGGTGCGAGGGCTGCCAGGGCGTCCCATCCGGCGCGGTGGACGTTTCGAACCGCTCCAGCGTGGACGCCACCAGGGTTTCGCCGATGTCGGCCAGCGCCTGCCGGGATGCCGTGCCCAGATGGGCAGCGTTCCCGGTCATGCGGTCCAGCCCGTTCCAATCCAGCTTGAAGCTCGTACCGCCCATTACCAGCCCCGAAAGTCGAACAGGGGTTTGCGGGTGCGCACTTCCAGTTCGCCGTCCACGCGGCTCTCCTCGCCCAGCTCCTGAAGGCCGATGTTCAGCGCGCCGCTGCGCACGGCTTCCAGGTCGCGCACAGCCTGCTTGTATTGGGTCTGGAGCGGAATCCACTCGTTGGCCGTGCCGCCTTCCGATGACATGACCGAGGTGATGGCCCCCACGATGCGGTACGCGGCCAGCACCGCGGTAATGCGGGTCAGCGTGCCCGGAACCGTGGCCAGGGGCAGCACGAACCGGGCGCGCAGGGCGTCGTCGATCTCGGCGGCCACGTTGGCCAGGGTCTTGTCCACGATGCCCGGGGTCTGCTCCTCGGCAGCGGTCAGGTACGCCTCCAGCACGTAATCGGTCAGGTCGGCTCTTTCGCAGTACACGGATGCCTCTCTTGCTTGTTTTGGACTGGTTTTGAACTGGTTCAACAGGCCCGGCCCGGGGCATCGCCCCTGCCGCGTGCTTTGCAGCGGCAGAGGCGGTTTTTGCGCCCCGGATTTCGGGCTAGGCCACCGTGGCCCAGCAGATGGACTTCGGCGAACGCGCCGGGAGCGGCTTGGACTGGCCGATGATGCGGTAGCCGTTGCCCTCCTGAAGCTGGGTGGGTTTGGGGAAGAACGGATAGGGCTGGAGCCTAGCGTCCACGTCGTCCAGGGCGCAGTAGATAACCTTGGCGGGCGCGTCCTTGGCATAGGCCACGATTTCGCCGTCCGGCACCTTGGCATGCATGGTGCCGTCTTTGGGATCGCGGTACCGCTCGGACATTTTGCGGACCTTGTAGCCGCCCACATCGATGGCGCTGCCCTGGATGCCCACGCGCAACTTGGCCGTGGACTTGAAGTCCTCCACCAGGGCGTAGATAGCCGCATAGGCCGTCTTGCCTGCCAGGAATTCAATCTCGCCGCCGTAGCCGCCGTCTTGGATCGCGGTTTCCATGTCCGATAGCGTCGTGTACACGTCCGCCACCTTGACGCCGTCCGCCGTGAGCAGTTTGGCCGGGTCGGCCCGAAAAGGCGCGCCGAATTCGATGACGTAGTTTTCCCAGCCGCCGCCGTCGAGCCGCACGGGCCACGTGATGGTGCCGGTAAGCGCCGTGGCCGCGATGGCCTCGGTGGTGAACCGGCAGGTGTCGCGCAGGTGCGTAATCACGTCGCGCGTCCAGGCGTCCAGGCTGGCCTTCTGGCCCAGGATCATGCGCAGGTTGTTCAGATCCTGGCCGGTGATGTCCTTGCTGGGCTTGACCGGCAGGGGTTCGATCATATCCACCTTGGCGCTGCCCGCGCCCACCGGGGTGGACAGGCCGCCGCGCCGGATCACGGGTACGGTCCCTACGATGTCGAGCACGTCGCTGATGCCCACCAGGGCAAAGGGAATCTGGCTGCGGCCGGGAAAACAGGCGTCCATGATGCTGGTTTTGATGGGCGGCAGTCCCTTAAGATGCTGGGCCACGGCCTGGGGCGAAAAAATGCCCTTGAGCTGCGTAAACACGGCGCTCCCTCCTTAGATGGCAAAAATGCCGATGGTTGCGAGTTTTTTGATGTCGTCGTCGGCTGCCGCGTCCCCGGCAAGACCGACCTTGAGCAGACCGGCGCGCACCGTGCCGTGCCGCAATACAAAGGCCGAGGATTCCGTGGCCGTATCCACTGGCTCGTCAATGACGCCTGCCGGGGTGTCGGTTTCCGAAGAAACGTACGGGACCAACAGGCTGTTTTCGTCCTCCATGACGATCAGCCCGATGGGGTATTCGCCGTTGCCGCCTTTGACAGCGGCGTTGCCCAGGATGGGCGGATGGTGGGCGGTATGCGCGCGCTCCCCGCCTGCACTCACGCTGCCGCGATTGCCGGAAATAGTCATGATGCTTGCTCCTTACACGTACTGGGTCAGGTCTTCGGAGGGGGCGTCTTCGCCGCCGCCAGCCGGGGCGCTGAACTCGTGGGTCAGGCCGTTGGTCGGAGCCTCGGCCAAAAAGCCCAGAAAATGGTCCACCAGGGGCCGCTTGCCGTCCCCCTCGCTGAAACTGATCTCCTCGCCCGGCTGCATGGCCTCGCAAAAGGCCAGCACCTGGGGTTTGCTTGCGGGCAGCAGCTTGCCGTCCGCCACGAGCTGGTCCACACGGGCGGTCAGTTCCGCTGTGCGGCGTTTGGCCTCGGCTTCGGCGAACTCCGCCTCCTTGGCCTTCAGGTCCGCCTGGGCCTGTTCCTTGGCCTGGCGTTCTTCCTTGGCCAGTGCTTCCAGCTCGGCCAGTTTGGTTTTCAGCGCGTCCAGTTGCGCTTGCAGTTCCTTGGGGTCCATGTGTTCCTCCTCCCCGCTGTGCGCCGGGTCCGTATGGTTGATCTGCACGTCCACGGTCAGCCCGCCGTCGGCCTCGCCGAACTCCACGCGGCCCAGCCCCTTGACCGCCGGGGGGACTGCTCCCAGCAGGCCAAAATGGCGGATTCGCAGATCAGGGGTCAGGCTGAGACTGCCGTATTTGTAGTCCCCATTATCCAGGGCGCGACGCGCCGTGTCCGTAGGCTGTGCAAACTGTGCCTGCAAAAACTCGCCGCGCTTGCGCAGGGCCGCGAACCAGCCCTGGGCCGGGTCGCTGGACGTTGGATGCCCAAAGACCAGGGGCGGGTCTTCGGTGCGCCGGGCAAAGTTGGAGACGATGCGGTCCAGGTCGCTGTCGGTCCAGGTCTTGGTATGGCCCGCGCTGTCCGTGTGGGTGCCGGTGCGAAAAATATTGATCCATTTGGTGTTCATTTGACGGCCCTCCCATGGGTGCGTATATAGAAACTGTGCAGCTCGTATGACCCCGACCGGTACGGGGATCGCAAAGGGGCTGCGCGGACCCCAGGAAGCCGGTTTCCTGGGGTTTTCCTATTCATCCCGGTAAAGTAATGTCCCAATTCGCTGTTTTTCCAAATAGTGAAGCATTTCCTCACGGCCCTTGCCGAGTTGTGCCGGGAACGTTGTTACGCCCTCCCAGAATCGGCCATGCACGAGGTTGAACGCCGCATAGCCGCCGATTTCCCCATTTTCGTCTGCGAACAGGCGCAGCAGGCGCAGGGAGCGATACCGCCTGCCGCTCAGCTCCACGGGAACGTCCCAGATTTCGTAGGGGGCGAGAATGGTGCGGGCCAACAGCTTGAGGTAGCGCTCACGCCCTCCCTTGGTGATCTTGAGCGGATGACCGGTCTTTTTATCCACGACAAACAGGTTTCGACTGATAGCCACCGGGAGCCGCACGCCCGGCAGGGTAATCGCTTTGCTGCCGTGGAGGTCGGATATGCCGAACTCGCCCAGGAACGCCCGCAGATAGTCGTTGTCGCTCAGGCCGGGCGGAAGAATGTCGCCTTCGCCGACCTTGAAGAGGTGGCGCGGATGGATGGAGGCCAGCGGCGGCTTGCACGGGTCGTCGGCATGATCGCCACGGTGACACATGGCCTTGGTAGCCAGGTCTTTCAGCCCGCCATCCAGCTCCGAAGGCGTCAGCCCGGCCAGCCAATCCTGGCCCACGTTGGTGCTCCAGCCCTTGTCCGGCATCGGCGTGATGAACGTTTCCATGCCCGTGGCCGGGTCCACCACGCGGATGCGGTCGGGGATTTCCGTTCGCACCTCAAGGCCACGCGCCTTGACCTGCCGGGCCGAAAGCGTGGTCACGGTGCAGCGGCACATAAAGCCGTTGGGCGGGTAGAACTGATCCCAGAATGGATGATCATGCGGGTAGACCAGGCCGTGCAGGGCGCGGTGTCCCGGGCGGGTGCGCCGGTCCATGACAGCGGAATAGCGCCAGTACGGCCGCGCCTTGGCCGCGCGCTGCATCTGCTGGTAGCGGCCGGTCATGTAGGCGGATTGGATGTTGGTCCGAAAGATGTTTTCCACGCGCCAAGCCTTGGTCCCGGTCCAGCCCTGCTGTTCGATGATGTCCCCGATGCGGGCCTTGAAATCGCGCAGGGTCTCGCCGTCGGCAATGGCCTTGCCAATGGCGGCCTGCACCGCGCCGATCTGGTCCATGCGGGCCAGGCCGGAAACAGCAAAGGCCCGGCTGCGGGCTGCCGCGTCCATGGCTTGCAATTCCTTGGCGCTGACCGGGGCTTTGCTCTTCCAATATTGCACGGCCTCGGCAGAGACCAGAGGTTCAACAGTGACGGGCATCAGGCGTCCGCCTCCACGGCATGAGTGCCGAACGCCGCCGCGTTCAGCATGATCCTGGCCAGCAGTTCTTCCAGCTCGTCCGGCTCCGCGTCCTGGCCCAACAATTCGGCCAGCAGGAGCTGCATGTCCTCCCAGGTTTCCGCCTGCTGCACCGCGTTCTCAATTTGCTTGACCAGCTCGGCGTTGGCTTTGACAGCCTGGGGCATGACCTCGGCCACGGCTTGGTCCACCACGTCCTGCGCTGCTATGCCCTCGGCAAAGTCGGCATGGTCCGCCGGGCCGTCGGCGTTGGTTTCGCCTTCCAGCTCGAATTCATCCTCAGCCAGGCCGTACCGCCGGGTGAAATGGGTTTTTTTGAAGCGCACGCCAACACTGTGGAGCTTCTTGTCCAGGTCGGCCTGGGCTGCGTAGTCCTCCGGCTCGGAGTAGGCAAAGACCGGAGCCAGGACGCCCGGCCCGGCGTTCACGTCGCGGTAGGTCAGCGCGATCTCGTTCATGGCGCTGGCCACCAGGAACTGGTCCGCCTCGGCCATGTCCTCGGACACGGAATAATGCGTCTCGCTGGCCGCGCGGCTGCCCGAGCCGTCCATTTCCGCTGTCAGGGTTTGGCCCATCAAAACTTTCGAAATGGCCTTGTCCCAGCGGCGGATATAGGTCTCGTGCTGCTCGCCGCCCTTGCCCGACGCCGTGGCCAGCTCCACCTCGGCCCCGCTGGGCAAGACAGCTACCGCGTCCTGGACCATGGCCGCCAGATCGCCCGCCATGGCTTGCCGTTCGGCGCGATCCGCGTTGCGCGGTGCCTTGGCCAGCACCCAGGGCATGCCGAACTTTTCCAGGAAGCGGGTCAGGAATTCGATGCCGCCGCGTTTGAACGCCACAGGCCAGAGGCAACGGGAGAGCAGACGCAGGCCGTAGGGATCCTGGTAGGTCGGGAAATGGCGCACGAATACGAACTTGCCCGGCGGCAGGAGCTGCGATGCGGCCAGGGTTTCGCCGCGAAACACGGGGCGGCCCAGATCGTCAAAGGCGAACCATTCACGCGGCTTGGCCACAATGTCCCGCAGGTGGAACGTGCCGCCGCGCGGCTCCCAGAGTAGTTCGAGCGGCGTAAAGCCATAGAACGGCGCGTCCAGCATGGTGGAAAAGACGTTGCGCAGGTTGATGGCTTCCAGGTCGGCCACCAGGGCGTCATGCAGCCGCACGGACTCGGAGGTGGCGGCCTGTCCCTGGGCCTGGCCGGGCGCAAAATCGTAGTCCTGCTTGTTCAGCACGCGCAGCTTGCGGTTTTGCATGGCCATGCAGACCTGGTCGTCAGCGGTCAGATCGTCGAGCACGTCCGCCGGGTCCGCCCGCTTGAGCAGCACCGGGTCCGGGTCGGGCAGCCAGCCCAGGAACGCGCCCAGGTCCGCCCCGGCGGTCAGGCGCGTGGCAAACTCGGTGGTCAGGTCCAGTTGCTTGCCATGCTTAGCAAATTCTATATAGTCGCCATTTGGCGCATACAAACCATTCACGGGAGACCTCGATGTTTGATAATCAGCTGTTAAAGCACATTTTTTTGAACGATAGCTGTAACTTTCCTGATTTGATTGGCAAATTTCCCGGTTGCGAAAATGCAATTAACACCCTTGAAAAAAAGGGGCTTATTACTATTCTCCCAACAGACAAAAACGTTCAAAGCCTCTTGCCAGTTCGCCTAACGGAAAAGGGGAAGGCAAAAGCGGAGGAAATACTCACGCCATGGTATTTACGTCTCTTCCGACATCCCGCATTTATAGGTGCATTAAGTGGTGCCATTTCCGGGGCACTTGCAGGATGGCTCAGTAAGTAGCCGTTCATTCAAAACCCCCTCATAATGCCCGCCGTCCGGCTCCCGCCCCCGGTGCAGACGTCCCATTCCTCGTCGTTTTGCGGGGAGGAGTAGGCCAGGACGGACAGCCCCTTTGCCCAGAAGTGGTCGGCGTGGCCGGTCTGGTCGGAACGCTCCGCGTCGAATCGGAAATGTTTGGTGGCCGTCGCATACTTTTTAACGCTGTGCAGCGAATTGCGAATCGTGCTGCCTGCCGGGATGGCGCTGGCCGCGTCTTCGAAATTTTGCTTCAGGCCGGTAGCGATGGCTTCCTTGTTGGCGGCGCTGAACGGGACGCCCTCGACGCATGAGCCGAAGCGGTCCGTTGCGCTCTCGGCAAGGTTCAGGCCTATGCCGGACTCGTCGATGCAGGCTCTACGGAAGGCCCGGTGCATGAGGATGGCGAAAAGAACCTGCCGCTGCACGTAGAATGGCGTCTTGTGCATTTCGATGACGGCCAGGGTGCGCAGCACGTTGGCGACATCGACATCCAGCCAGAGGACGGACAAGTCTTTTTTACGCCCGATATCCATACCCGCGTACAAGTCGCCGGGAATCAGGACGTCCTTGAGAATGTGGACGGGCGGTTGGATGCTTTCATCTTTTGTCGCCCTGTACAGCGCGTAATTCGCGTGCGCGGCCTCAATGAGCTTGGCGACCCAGTCGGGCTTGTCGTTTAGCTTCACGTCCTGCACGGAGGTGATGAGATCGTGCGTCAGGAAGGCCGAGGCCTCGTCGGAGGCCACGCATTCATACTCTTCCTCCCACGCCTCCTCGTCGTCCAGGGCGAGGCGGAGGTCTTCCGGCTCGATCGCGTTCCCTTCGTCGTCGTGCAGCTCAAGTCCCATTTCCACGGCGTCATGGATGGTAACCAGGTGCTTGCTCCAACCACCGCGTTCGCCGAGGTGTTCATGGCCTGTCCCCTGAAAAAGTTGCAGGGTCGGCGCGTTGTAGAACAGGTCGTAGAACTTGTTGTTTTTACCCTTGAACGTGGAAATAACGATGATGCGGTATCCCCGCGTCACCGTGGGGAACATGGCCTTCCAGATTTCGCGGGAATCGCGGTGGAGGGCGAACTCGTCAAGCAGGATGTTGGCGGACCAACCGCGAGCTGTATCCGGATTGGCGGGCAGGCCCACGATCCTTGATCCGTTCGGAAAGACGATTTCAAGCTGCTTGTAGGCGGTCCCGTCTTGCGCCCTGAATTCGTCCTCCAGCTCGTCGATGGCCATGTTGTAGGCGCGGGCGTGCATGGCGCACTTGGCTATCAGCTCCTTGCTCTGGCGCTCACCTGCGGAGAGGAGCACCCACATGGTTTTCCGCTCCATGCAATCATCCACCACCTCAAGGGACGAACCGAAAGATTTCCCGCCTTGGCGTGAGATACAGCCGATCTTGAACCGGCTGCGGTCCTTCGCCCACCGGCGCTGGTATCCGGTAAGGGGAACGGCGGGGCTAGAGGCCATACACCTGCTCCCGGATGGCTTCGAGCGTCTTGGAATCAAGCTGTTTGGATTCGGGCTTGACCTGGCCGGACTTGGGCGTCATGGCCTCAATCATGCCGTACATCTTGTCGATTTCCGCAATGTCCTTGGTGTCTAACTCGCCGGGGTTTTGCAGCAGGCGGTTCAACTTGAGTTCCGCCGTTTCTCTCAACGCGGCAACCGCCTCTTCCTTGGTGCGGATCGGACGCGGCTCGGCCTGCTTGGCCGCGCTCATGAGCTTCTGAGCGCGGGCGGCTTCAGCTTGCTTCATGGCGAGGCCTTCCAGCGCCGAAACGGCAAAGCCGTCCTGGGCGTTTTGGCTCTTGATGAGCTTCTTGAGCATTACGGACCGGGCCAGGATGGTGTCGGCCTTGAGGTCCGCCTCGGCCTGGGCCAGCTTGTCGCGCTTGTCTTGCCATTCGTAAGTGGCAGACCAGCGCTTGAGCGTGGACACGGCCACTCCGGTTTCCTCCGCGACCTTCTCGAACGTCAGGCGGGCCACGCAGTAGAGTTCCTGAGCTTCCCACACGGCTTCGGGCGGGTACTCACGTCCGGTGCGTTCCACGCTATTCGCCTCCGGGAGAGGGGCGCTTGACGCCGGGGGCGGTGGCGAAGCCTCGGGCGACATCCGCGCCGCGCTCGGTCAGAACGGCGATCTGGCAGGATTTGACAGTGTTCAGCCGCACCAGCCCCTGTTCCTTCAGCCACGCCAATTGCGTGCGGATGGTGTCGCGCGAGGGACGAAAGCCGAACTCTTCGGCCCGGTCCGTCAGCACGCTGTCGTTGGACGTGTAGCCGGGAGCCTCAAGCAGGGAGCGCAGGAGGTTGCAGCGCAGTTGTTCGGTGATAACGGTTTCGTAGCTCAAACTATTTTCCTCCGTTGAGCATGTAGTCTTCGTGGCGGGTGACGATCCGTTCCAGGCGGCCCACAAGGCGGTCCACGCCTTCAATCTTTTCGACGGCGACGCGCAGATCGCCGCCGAAGTCCTGAATGGTAAGGGCCAGGTCATGGATGGCTTTTTCGCTGGGAACCAATCTCAGGCAGGCTTCGGCATCGGACAGGCGCTTCTCAAAATCGGTGTGATCCTTGGAATTCGCCGTTTGGTCCTTTTGTTGCTCTTTGCGCAAATCCAGGATCAGCTTGCCCAGCAGGCCGACGATGGGGATGACCACGACTTGGAGAATGCGGAGTATGAGGTCGAGGGTGTCGAAATCCACGCTCTACCCCCGAAACAGCTTGATGGCCTTATCCATGGCCGCTTCCGGCTGAATGCCCATCTCGCCCAGCTTCTCTTGCGTGCGCCGTCCGGTGTAGGCGCGGTACATCAGCAGGAAGGTGCCGGAGACCGTGGGCAGCGCCCACTTGAGCACGTCGATGATAAAGGCGGCCTCGTCCTTGCTGACGGACGAGGAGAAGGCCGACGCAAAGGCCACGGCCACGCACGAGAAGATGAGCAGGAAGGTGCCCTTGCCATACCAGCGCAGGAGCTGAGGCCGGGTACGCCGCACGTATTCGTCGCTGGAGTCGATCTCCGCTTTGGCGAGCTTGCGCCCGCCTTCCACGTCCTTCAGGTCCAGTTCCCGGAGCTTGACGGTGGTGGTGAGCCCCGCCTCCTTGAGGGCGAGTTGCTGTTCACCAGTCAAAGGCTGGGCTTCGGCTTCCTTCAGGCCATCCGTAATTTGATTCACGCCGTTTTGAATTTTTTCGCCCGCCTCTCCGCCAATGGCCCCGGCAATGGCGGCAACCCCCTCCACGGCCGTGACGATCTGGCCAACGCCCGGGATAAACTTGAGCGCGCCGGAAAGAATGTCACTAAGCCCCATGCCCCCACCCCCTTCCGGCAATGCCTGTGGCGTCCAGGATTTGCAGACTAAAACGCACGCCGGGACGCGCCGCGCCGCCGCACAGCAACGTCGCAAGCTTTTCAAACGCTTGGCGTGACGACGTCACCACGCGTTGCCGGGATGGACCGCTTCCTGGCCAGAAATCAAAATCAAGCCCCGGCAACAGGCAACCTTCGGTGTCGGATTTGCGCCCCAGTCCCATGTCTCCGGCCCAATTGCCCGCATGGATGCGCACAAAATCACGGCCGGGAACGTTCAAAATTTCGGGGCACAGACCAAAATGAGGGGATTGGTTGAATTCGCAGGCATACATCCCCGGAGGAATGCACGAAATGTTGCTCCTGTTTTCCCTCCATGGCGGCTCCGCGCACGTAAGCGCATCCCCGCCGGGCAGAAACAGCGTGCCGAACGTGCCGTCCGCATCGCACGCCGTTCTGACGACAATGGCGAATTTCGTATCCATGTTCGCTCCCTGTATGGCGGGGGCCGGAAATACCGGCCTCGCCGTTGACGAGGACACCGGAACGAGCGATCCGGTTCAGGGAGCAGAATAGCGGGGATGGTGACCGGAATCAGAAAGGGGGGCGCGTCATGCAAACAAAAAAGCACCCGCTGACGGGTGCTTGTGGGGCCGGAGTACGGTTGATGTTATTCGGCGAGTCCTTCCTCGACGAACTTGCGGAAGTCTCGCGTGTATTGATTTTCTTGGCCTCGACTGCGCATGTATTCCATGCCGAGCTGCCGGAGATACCCGGCGGAGGACGCCAGTGCGAGCGGGTATCCGTTCTTCACGGACAGTTCGCCGTCAACCTGCTTTACCCGCTGCAACCATTGGTGCGCATAGGGGAGCCCGGCTCCAAATCCGGTGTTGTGGAACGCGGGGTCATCCTTGAACGCCATGAGCTGGGCATAGAGTTCATTCACGGTATCACGATTGGCTGCGATGCGTTCCGGGGAATGTTTGACGGCAGGCGCGGCCTTTTGGGCGGTCTCGGCGCGACGCGAGGCGTATTCACGGTCCGCGATCTCGGCCTCGGCCTTAAGTCGATCCAGATAGACGTCACTCTCGTCCTTGGGGGTCAGGGCAGCTCCCACGGCGATAAACAGCACGGTGGAAAGCAAATAGATGCCAAGTGCCCTGGTCCTGGTCCGCTTCTCCGGGGAAAGGTACGGCAGGACCAGGCGCGGTGCGAATAAGCCGAGAACAAGGGAACCGAACGTGAACATGGCGAGCAGGATGAATATAAAGTGCATGGAACCTCCTTTTACCAGTCAATGCGTTTCATTTCTTCGATAACAGACTCCGCAGTGACGCGAAAGGGTTTGTCCACGTGCCGGATCAGTTTGCCCTCGTATGCCAGCGAGTAAACTTGGCGGGGGCTGATATTCAAGCAATAGGCGGCCTCATCGGCCCGTAGAAACGCTTTTACGGCCACCATCTGCGCGGGCGTGATGTCGAACCGAGTCCGCTGGCCAGCGTCCACCGTGGGCAGCACCACCTGGAACCCGTCCGGCGTCTTGGGCGTGCAGCGGTTTCGGCAACCGAAACAGTGCAGGATCGGCCATTTGCAAACCCAATACGCCCGTTCAGGGTGGCGGCAGCCCAGTCCGTCGTACACATCGGGCAAAATCTCGCCCTGGTAAGGCCGGAAGCCCTTGGCATAGAGAGCCGCGAACTCCTTCAGTGTGTTGGCGGTCATGGTCTTCCTCCGTGGGTCACGTAACTTGAGAAATGTGCAGCACGGCCCGGGCCTGATCCCGGAACAACTCGTCGCACCGATTGCACGGCCCGTTCACGGCGCAGCGCGCGCAGGCCACGTCCTTGATGGCCCGGAACACTTGGGTTTCCCTGTTGCCGCGTCCGTCCAGGGCGTCCCGGATACGCGCGGCCTGCCGCTGCACGTTGCCGGGGTAGCTCCCGGCCAGGACCATGTAGACCGTGGCCCGGTTGAGGCCCGTGACCGCGCGGCAGAAGGCGTGGATGGTGCCGTACCGGGCCAGTACCTCCCGCCGCAGGGCCTGCATGTCCGCGTTGTCCGGCTCCGGCACTAGACCATGCCCTCGACATCCACGCCCTTTGCCCGACAGCGGGTCAGCAGGTCTTTGGCCAGGGTCTGCAAGTGCTCCTGCTCCTTGATCCAGACGAACTTCTCCACGCCGAACTGCTTGCGGGCGCGCACGTCCAGGCCGCTCATTTTCCAGCCCAGCCCGCGCCACATGGCCGCGATCATCCGCTTCTGCCGGGCGTAGGACACGCCGTCCGGCACTTCGTAGAAATTTGCCCGCCGTTGCGAGGCGCGATTGCGGCTGGACGTGAACGTCACCCCCAACGCCTCGAAGTGCCGCACCAGCTCATTGAGCTTGAGAAACGGCAGCTTTGCGGAAGAGTCCACGTCGAAACGGTCCAGCAGCATCTGGCGGTAATCGTCGTCGCTCATACCGAGCTGCTTCTTGGCGATATGGACCTTGGCCAGTAGGGACCGGCGGCTTTCTGCGGGGCTGCTCATGACTTCCTCCCAGTGCGGATGCCCTGGATCCCGATGACCGCCCAGCAGCCGGAGGTGACAAGCATGGACAGCGCCCCCAGGCGCGTGCCGAGCGTGGACATGGTCAAGCCAAGCACCCACAGCAAGGCCGCGTTGCAAAACGATGTCAGGGCGGGCGGCTTGGGCGCGCCGGGCCGCAGCGTCGGCACCAGGGCCACGGCAAACGCCCAGCCCACGGCGGATATCACGTAGTCTTGCCAGATCATGTCGTCCTTTGGCTGCTCATCAGGCCGGGGCCGCCACGCCCCGGCGACCGCCCCGCAGGGCGGTTTCGCTATCGTTCGTCGCAGTCGGCGGCTCCGCCGATCTCGCAAAGGATCCGCTCAATCTCGCTAGCCTCGTCCTCGGCGTCTTCGATACCCAGAGACTCCAGGCTGGCCACAAACTGGGCGTGGTTGCTCTCCAGGTACTCCAGGATGTTAATCGCTTGATCGACCCGCAGCTCCGTCATTGCACCGCCTCCTTGAGCGCCCTGGCCGGGCGAAATCGGATGCGCCGTCCGGCCGGGATATCCACGGCCTCGCCGGTCTGCGGATTGCGGCCCTGGCGGGCCGGGCGTTCCTTGGTCTCAAATGTGCCGAAATTGTGCAGGCTCACGCGCCCGCCCCGGGCCAGCTCCGCGGTGATCTCCTCCAGCACCGCCTCCACCGCGAGCCGAGCCTCCATCTCCAAACACACCGTGCTGTGGGCAACCGCAGCCACTAATTCTTTTTTGGTCATGTCGAGCCTCCCGGATTTCCTATGGTGCGGATTCGTCCAACGCGTCCGCGTTGACTTCGATAAAGAATTCATCCTTGACCACCCGGCGCATGCCCACGGCCTCGAGCCGTTCCTCGGGCCATTCCCGCAGGGCTTCCTTGTCCACGCTTTCCTTGACGCGGACCGCATCCTTGATATTCAGTTCTTTGAGCCGCTCCAGGACCATGCCGAGCGTCACCTTGGCAGCGGTCAAGAGCTTGGTGGACTTGCGGAATCCATACGCCCCGAACGGGGTTTCCACGCTGCGCTTGCGGCTGAACAACTCACCCTTGTTCAGCTCGCCGAACGTGCACAGCGCGCCTTCCAACTCCTTGCGCCGGGCCTGGAGCGGCTCCATTTCCGCCCGTGCATTTTTCTTGATCTGGTCCATGGCCTCCTGGGCGTCCAGATCAATGGCCGCAACCTCCCGGCTCAACGACGCCAATTCATGCATGGCCGCCTCGGCCTGCTTGACGTCCGCAATGATCCGGGTTCTGGGTTTCAACCTCGCCACAACATCCTCCTATTGCACGGTTTTCTTCCCGCCGCCGCGTATGCTCGCGCAAAGCAGCACCACAGGGGCGGAGGTTTCCAGTTCGGCCACGCGCTCGCTCTCGCAGAGAATCGTGTTGCAATGTTGCGTGGCCTGTTCCATGTCCTCGCTGCTCATGCCGCGCTGTATCAGCGCCTTCAGCTCCAGGGCCGCGCTGCTGATGTTCCGGCTGATCGGCCCGACCGGCGCGCGCCAGGAGCCGTTACCCGTCTTTCTGCTCGTCTCGTTCATTGTCGCCTCCTTCGATTTCACCGCCAAACCGGGCCAGGATGGTCCGGCACTCTTTTGCAATCATTCCCCGGGCCTTGGCACCATAGAGATCGTCCTCAAAAAACACGCGGGCCATGCGGCTCATGGCCTTGCGCTCCGCTTCGAACGGCGGGGCAATGCGCCTGGGCGGGTATGGCGTGCTGCGCGTTTCCCGCCCCTTCGCCGTCAGGGAAAAGAGCAGCCGCGTACCGTCCTTGCCGTTTTTGCGAATGCAGTTTTCTGTCAGCAAAAACCGGCAGTAACGGTTCACAAAACTGATTTCCACGTGCGATACCGCCGCGATTTCGGAATACGAAAATGTCCCCTTGCTGGCCCGAATCGCGCGCCACATCCGTTGATATCCTGGGGCAGAGCGGCCGGGGCGGGCCTTGGAATTGTACCGATATTCCCCGCGTCCCGTGCGTTCCAGCTCGTGCCGCCGGACCATTTCATTGAGCTGCCGCCGGACCACGGCGCGTTCGGCGTCGCACTCCACGTCCAGTGCGCGGTAAACCAGGGCATTGCTCAACGCCAATTCGCCGTTGCGGGACAGCCCCTGCACCACGGCGCGGAGGTGGTCCATTTGCGTGGACTTCATGCCCGCCCCCGGATTCCAGCGGTTTCAAGCGTTTTAACGTCTACGTCATCGCACTGCTGGGCTTTGGCATAATCTTCCAGCCTGAGCAGAAAGCCAAAGACCATGCGAAACGATCCGCCCGCGATCTGCGCGAGGCGGTGCGCCGCTTCCGGAGTCAAGTGCAGGGCCGCAGCCTGGTGGGCAAAGAGCAGGCAGTCCTCGGCGCTGACCGGCTGGAAATCCACCACCTGCGTCACGCGTGAATAGATACGCCGCCGGGCATGGAGCCGGGGATAAAGTCCCTCTTCCCCGATCAGCAGCACCGGGCAGCCGGTCATGTCATGAATGTCCCGCAAGTCTTCGATGCGACCGATTTGCAGGCGGTCCGCTTCGTCAACAATGATCACCTGGGGAGTGTCGCCAAGCTGACGCATCAGGCGTTGCCTGCAACGTTCCACGCCCGTGGGCCGGTCCCCGGTCAGCTCCCAGGTCAGGGATTGCATGAAGGCATGTTGGGTCCAGCCTTCCATGGCACGGAGGAATACGCCGCCGTTTACGGCATGCCATTCCGTCGCGGCCATGGTTTTGCCGCGTCCCGCCTCGCCCTGCACAACGCCGATGCCCGGTTGCCCGCGCTCGGTGTCGGTCAACACCGACATGGCCCGGCGCAACGCCCCGACGTTGTGTGTCTCAATGAATACGTCCCGCCGCATGGCTATCCTTCCTCCTTTAGTTGGCACAGGCGTTTACGCCGTACAGCACCCGAAGTTGTCGGAAGCGTTCGCCCGTGTGTTCGCGATATTCGTCCGAGGTTTCGTATTCCCGCATGAAGATCCGGTCCTTTTCCGAAATGGGCTGACCGTCTCGCACCGAGGTAAAAAAACACCACTCATACCGGTCATACGGGCTGGAGAAAAAAGCTGGCCGACGCACCTGGTTGCCGACAGATTCCAAGGCTTTCTGCCGCACATTTTCCAAACGCTGGCGGTCCGCTGTGGTCAGCTCGGACCGGGGTGCTTGCTTCGGCTTGGGTACCGCTTTGATCGGCGCTTTTTCCCGCTGCATCCAGGGCAGTTGTTCCAGGGCGTTGCACGGAGCGCCGTCCAGGGCATCGGCTAGGCGCAGGGTGGATTGTTTGAGCGATTTTTGCCGCTTGTTCTCCTCCTGCACCTTGAGCAGGTCCAATTCGTTGCCGAATTGCCGGGCTAGCGGGTGGATGGCTTCAGTAGGACGCGCCGTGCCGATCTTGCGCCCCTCTTCGTCATACAGATGCACTTCGGACAGGTCAGCCCAACTGTATTTGGCCTGGAACGGCTTGTTCAGGCCATAGAGCGCGTCGGATTCGTAACGGATGCCCGCGATGGTGAATCCGCAACGGTCCGGGCGCTTGACCAGTTTGGACATCAGGAAATGGCGGTTCAGGTCTTCCAAGGGAACACCCTCTCCGCGTCCGGCGCTGAGCACTTCCAGCGGCCGCTGGCCCCCCATGCCCCGGTGGCGCTGCTGTCCGTACCAGCCCACAAAGGCGCGGAAAATCGCCGCTGCGTCCTCTATGCGCGGTGTCCAGTCCGAATGACGCGCCTGGTGCCATTTCTCATTTCGCTTGGTCCAGGCGGGTTTGTCCGCGATGGATGCGCCGCTGTAACTATTGATCAGCCGGGCGCACTGTTCATTGAAGGTGCGAAAAAAGCGTTCCACGATCTTGGTACGCGCCTCGTAGGGGCGGGAGAATTGCACGGCAATGCCCAGACGCGCATACAGGCCATTGAACTCTCCAAAATCGGCATCTGTCTTTGTGAAATATTTCGAACGAAACGCCTTGCCGTTGTCGATGTAGACGCAGCGTGGATATTGGCCAAGATTCTGGATGGCCATTTTCAGAGCGGCACTGATGGCCTGCGTATTTTCCGAAGGCATGATCTCCCACCCGACCGGCATGTGGCTGCGCCAGTCAAACCAGCAGATCAGCGTCATCCGCACCGGTTTGCCCGTGGTGGGATGCAGACAATTGAAGTTCAGCACATGACCATCGCAGAAAAGCACGTCGCCCACGGAAAGCAAGTCCGTATTCCGTGCGATGTACGGACCCACGCTGTCCTTAAGGGCTTTTTCCCCCTCACGCTTGAGCACCACGAGGTCATGGTGCGTCGTGTCGAACCGCTGGGCGAACCGGCGAAACGAAGCATAGCTCGGCACGGGCAAGCCGCGTTTGAGCAGCACCGCCTCGGTCGCTTTATAGGCAAGCTGAATGGACGGCTTGTTGGGCGTGAGCCATGTGGTGAGGAAAATTTGCTCCGCTTCCCGCCCGATCTGGCCGCAGCCTTTCTTCCCGCCGCGTTTCCACTTGCCGCGTCCGTCGCAAAGCACGGTGTAATCGTCCGCATGGTCTCGTAGTTTCTTGTCCCAGCGATACAGCGTCTTATCCGATATCGCTCCCAGGACTTCAAATGGCGCGGGCAGCAGTTGCCCAGAATGATACGCGGCTAAAAATGCCTTTGTGGCAGCCCCTTTCCCCTGGGCGGCTCCTTTTGCCGTAAAGGCGCGCCACTCCAACACCAGCCGATACCGGGCCATGCCGATGCGGTGCGCCCAATCAGGGATCACCACGCCAGGGAGCGCGGGTGGAACACTTTTGGATTCCTGCTTCGCCTCACGGACGGCCAGAGCCGTTTTGACATCCCCCGGCAACCCCGACGCCAACCACTCATACCCGCCCCCACGCCCGGACCGGGACCGCGAGGGCCAGCCCCCGCGCTTTGCACGGCGATTGGCGGTCCGTACAGGTACATCAAGCGCGATTGCGATTTGCTTTGTGGTGTATGCGTCTTTCATATCGGTCCCTTGCCTGCTCTCCGGGTTGTGTGGTCCGACTCCTTTTGCTATCGCTTGCTTAGTTTCTTTTTGCTAACCCGCAACGGTAGGAGCCGAGAATGTCATCCGCAAATGATGTTGAAGCTGTAATTTACAATTTCATGATGGCCGCCTTCCGGGAGTCCGTAGGACAAATAGCAAAAGAAGAAGTTGACCAAGTCTCCGCAGAAAGAATGCAACAGCTACTCCTTGAATCCGATAATTTGACTGCCGAAGAGGTCACCATGTTTTCGACTAAAGACAAAAGTGCTTTGTATGAAATATTGTCACAGTATATTTGTCTTATGGAACTTTATGAAATTCAGAAGATTCCGAGTGGACTTCTGCATGGGTCGAATAATCTGCAACTTGGGAAGCCACTGCTTTCTTGTATAGCCGAAAATCCATTTCCTCTTCGATTGCCTTGGACAGCACGCCCATAACGATCTGAGCTGTATAGCCTGTGCCATTGTCTATCGCGATGTACCTCGGCAACCCGGAGAGCAGATCTCTCTCGCCGACTTTCATGCTTTTACGTATCATTATGCTTTCTCCCGCAGTTTCTTGATGTTTACCGCCGCCCGCACCCCGTAGCCGTACACATCCACATAGGTGGCCGTGCCGCCATTCCCGAGCCGCACCGCGTACGGAGCGCCCTTGCACATCACGCTCGTGAGCTGCATTTCTCCGCCAATCTTGCACCAGAGCAGATACCGGCACCCGGCTTTTATTCCTGTCTTGGCAGGACGTTTGAGTCCCATGGTCGTCATTACGCCACCTGCTTTTTATCCTGTTCCGGCAGGTCAATAAGGTCATTCGGCAACCCGAGGTATCCGGCCGGACATCCTAACTCCAGCAATGTCTTCAGTACCCGTCGGTTGTTCACTTGCCCCCGTACGGTCCGGCTCACAATAGAGTGGGCGCGCAGGCCTGCCCGTTCAGCAACGTTCGCATAGGTCAGTCCCCGCTCATCCAGCCATTCCTTGATGCGCCACGGGCGCCGAGCACGCCCTGCGGCCGCGGCCGCGCACTTGTTCACGTTCACGCTCACGCTCATTAAAGATCAGCCTCCAGTTTACGTTGTAGTTTCTTGGCCTCACGCTCCGCCAGGATTGCTTTTCCGTAGTCGCGCATTTTCCGGTCCTCAGCGGTCATCACCTCGCATCCCATGGCCTTCAGCATGGGTTCCAAAGGACGGATGTCCCTGGTCGCCAGGCAGAAGGCCATGAGGGCGGGGAGAGAGGGTGGATGGTCCCGATCCGCCGGAGCAAGCCACTTGTCCAGCGTGGCCGTCTTGACGCTCTTGGCGTTCCCGCGGCTCAATTTGACCCCGGCGGATCGGGATATTTCGGTCATGCGATCGGCGATCAGGTCGCGGGACAACGTGGGGTGCTCGGCCGCCACACGAGCCATGGCCGCCCTTATGATGGGCAGCAGGCTGGCGAGCGCGGCAATTGCCGCGTCATCATCGCATTCGTGGAAGAGAGAGAGCTGCTTCACGTCACCGTCCGCTGGTCTGCTCGTTACCGTCCAATTTGCCGCATTGACCGTTTGCGTGAGCGGGTGCTAAATTGGGTTTGTGTGTGATTGTTTTTATTGCCGCCCACGCCCTTTTTATATTCTCGATTTTAGTTCTTAGTCAACCTTTTTTGGTGTCTAAGTTAAAAAATCGTGATTTTATTTTTATCCCCTATAACTTCAAGGGGATGCTAAGAGAGCGAGGGTGTCCAACTTTTTGTCCAACTTCAGGAGGCGAACTTGGACACCTCGGTAGGTCACCGTATCAAAAAGGTTCGAGGAGAACGCACACAAGCAGAGTTCGCTGAAGCCTTGGGTGTGCATAAAAATTCATTAAGCCGTTACGAGCGAGGCTCAAGTAGGCCCGACACGGATTTTATCACGGAATTGTGCACCAGATATGGTGTCTCCGTCTCATGGCTAATCCTCGGCGAAGGCCCCATGCTTCGCACCACTGACGGCGAACAAAATGCGGACATCGGGCAGCCACACGACGAACCGCGCGGAAATTGCGCCAACTGTGTGTTGCTGCAAAAGGAATTGGGAATGGAACGCGAACTGAACCGCGAACTGATAGTCGAGAACCGGCAGCTATGGAAAGAGAATGGAGATCTGCGTGTAGAACTGGAGCGAGCCAAGGCCCGCGCCGCACCACCTGCGACGCCTGAAGACGCCCAAAATTGCGCCTGATCAGAGGGAGAGGACCGAAAGGTTAACAAGGTTCGCCGTTAACATATCTATATATGTATGCAATCAAGACTTTAACGGATTGGCGAAAACAAAAAGGCGGCCGGTATCCGGTCGCCTTTTCTCAAATTGCTTGCAAAAAAGAGCCTATTTTTGAGGTATCTTTCTCATCTTGACTTTTCCCCATTTCCCGCTTTCGCTATAGCCCGAAGCCCGCGTCTGTCCTACGTTTGTACCACATTCGTCTCATGTTATCGGGGTGCCTGGCCGTTTCTCAAGTCATCTGCCCCCCTACAGTATACTACCCGCTGGGCGGAGCTACCGGTGGTTCGGTAGCTTGGACTGCGGAGATGTCATTTATAACAATTTGAAAATTTTGTATTTT